TTATTTAACTGTAATCAAGCCTTCAGGCTCTACTGTGAACTTTGGTTTATCTGCCATTGTTCCGTCTGGTTTGATGTAGTACCAGCCTTGACCTGCTCTGACAAATTCATTAGATACCATGTTTCCATCCTTACTATCAAGGTAGTACCATGTATCCTTATACTTGACCCAACCCGTCTTCATGGCACCTTCTACATCGAAATAGTACCACTTCTCAGCGATTTTCTTCCAGCCTGTAGCCATCTCGCCTGATTGGTCAAAATAGTACCAGTTACCGTCAGAGTGCTTCTTCCAGCGGTCTGCAAGCATGTAGCCTGAACCGTCGAAGTAATACCAGGTTCCGTTGATTTTCTCAAACTTGTCTTTTGGATAGCTTCCATCTGAGTGTACATACCAATAGCCTGTATCATCCTTCTGCCAGCCTGTTTCGGCGCCTAGGCCGTTCTCAATATCTCGCTTAAACTGTTCACGGCTAACACCCCATTTAGCAAGATAAGGATACGGATCAACGTGGTCGCTACTATTGTCAGGTTGATTATTCGTACAGTATTCATGCGTTTTGATACCTGCCAAGTCGTCTGTATCAAGAGTTTTCGGCAAACCTGCTTCATCTGCTAGATTTCGTAGCAATTCGATATAAAGGCGATAGTCTGTCATGAACTCTTCTTTAGTTGAATGGCTTTCAATCAATTCAACTGCCGCATAGGTCTCAGCATTCCAACCGCCACCAACGTCCCACATTCCCTTGTTTACAGGACCTACCTGCATAACACGGCCATTTCCAACGACATGAGAAAAGAACCCAAGTCCAGGGTCCTTTCTATAGTGGTAGTCCGCCTCATTCTGAGCGGTTGAGTTGCGGTTGCCTGTTGAGTGGGCATGAACCTGACGGAAAGGCTCAAATCCAACAATCGGCAAATCCGTGCGTAGTCTACTTGTATCGATATCCATTACTCTTCCCCTTTCCAAGCGTCATTCATCTGTTTAACGGCTGATTCAACAAAGGTATCTAAATCTTTATCAGTCATGCTGATATTGTATTTTGTCAACTCTGCACGGATTTTAGCGCGAGCCTGTGCAAGCTTTTCATCACCTTTATAGCCCGTTTCAGTAGCTACTTGCTCCACGGCATGAACTGCGTTCTTGGCTAGGATTTCAGCGATTTTTACCGCTTTCTCTCCACCTTTACGTAAAAGGTAGTCTTTCACTGCTTTTACGATACTACCTGTTGCTACTGCTAAAAATCCTGTAGCAAAAGCAATAATGAATTCATTAAATTGTGTCATATGTTTTTCCTTTCTAGCGCCTTACTGCGCCTAAACTTTCAACGGTTTTAGCATCCCAAATGCCTAATTCATACATGATTCGAATAACATTTGCCTCACGTTCCCAAGCCCACCCAGATCTAACGCTTTTATCTACAAAACGAGCGTTTGACCAGTTGTAATCATCTTTGTTTTTTACAGGATTTAAAACTGTTATCTCATTAGCCCAATAAGTCGCTCCAGCCTTTTTCCAAGAATCGACCGTCGCTATCCCCATAGATGTTTTAATTATAGATTGAGGGAAATCAAACGAGCCACTTGGATTATTGTTAAAGTCTTGAGAACGTCCCCAGCCAATTTGATTATCTCCGATCGAACTGAGACCTGCTCCGTTATCAAACCAAATAGATTTTCGGTTATTTATAACCTCAATACAATATCCCATCGGCGCCCGTCTTTGTGCAGGTTTAATAAGAGCCATTTGTTCTTGCAAAGTCTGATTTTGCTTTACTAAAGATTCCACTTGATGCTTCAAGATTTGATATTCTGTACTTCCAGTAATACAATCTTTCGAGTTAAATTCCTCTTTTGTGAATTGTTGTTCTTTAAACGTCTCAAACTTGCGCTCAAGCCCCCTCAAACTCTCTTGAGTTTCGACTACTTGGGTTTGCGCATCCTCAGGCGCTAGACTCCAGTCTGTCGCAACATTGCCTTTTTCAAGTTTAATTCTACGAACGGAATAGTTATTATTTCCACCGTAGTCATACAAGGCCATCTCTCCCCTCGAATAACGAGGGTCATCATTCGGAAAGATAACTGGACCTGTGAATGTGAACCGTTGCCAGTCCTTGCTTGGAGTGATGTCAGCACTAGCTCTCAGACCAAATCGATTTGTTTGATAGTGATAAAAATGTAGAGGACGAATCTCGCCACCTTCGTTAATTTTTAAATCAAACGATAAAGTCCAAGTTTCCCCGACATTTTCTTGAGTCAGGTATAGATGTAGAGGGAACGAGAAGAACCGTGTACTTGTTCGGACCTTCTCAGAGTCTCGATAATAGTTTCTACCACCGACCTGCACTTTCGCAAGTGTTTTCGCAAGGCCGTCAATATCTTGTTTTACCTCTGACTTTGTCGCAAGACTATCCATTTGAGTAGCGATACGGGCAATGGACTCTGTATTAGCCGAAATCTTTGCTTGAGAGTTGGTAGCTTGCGTCTTGATATCCTTGATATCTGTACCAATAGCTGTTGCTAGATTTTCAAGGTTATTCATGGCCATCACGCTTTCGCTGCATTATAGGTTGCGACCAGGTCGAGGTTGGCAAACTCATCAATACGACGGCCGAGGTCAGCCAGTTTTTGAACCACTGCGCCTTCAGTATCTCCACTCATGCTCGCAATCTTTTCAGCGATTTCTTTAAGTGTGTCAAGATTTTCAGGAACACCTTCGCCTAAAATATCGTTTTTAACTGCGGTTTTCGCTTGCTCGATGGCTTGCATTAACGTTGCGTTGTCAATTTTTGTATTGATTAAATTCTCCAACTTTTTATGGTCGACACCCAGAACCCGGGCAAATTCAATCAACTTTGTTGTATCCATCCTATCACACCTTTCCTAAATTATAATGCATAAGTAAGTCTGGGATTTCCGGACATACTTGGGTTTCACTAAGTTGTCTTTTGACTTCTTTAGCGATGTCCAGCTCCTTAAGAGCATGGATTTCTTCTGTGACCAATTCTTTATCTGAAGCTACTATCTTGATGTGTGTTTCTTTGTCACTTGGGAAAATATACCCACCAGCGCTAATCTCTAAGCGGTATTTCCCGATTGGCAAGATAATGTCCAGATTAAAATTCACGCTTGAGTTCGTGACAGTTACTTTCTTCTTCCATTGGTACTTGCCCATGGTCAGACTAACGACCGCCACCTCCCCATCAAGGGAGGGGACGGCTCGATAATCTTCGTCTAGAAGGACAAATCCAAAGGTAGAAGCCACATCACCCTGTTTGATGAGGTAACCGCCATCAACCTGAGCAAGATTGGTCGTATTGAGATTACAGACCATTCTGCGCCCCTTTCTCTTCTTCAACTAAGATGTCATCCCTGATCTGCAACGCCTCAAAATTGTTGTATAAGTGGTCAATGTAGCCATTGCCACCCAAAGCCTTGTAGCTGTTGTGCATGTTTTCGACTACATAGAACTCATCCTTAGTAGTAAATCCACGACGGATAGCCCTGCGAATATCACGATCAAGGCGCATTCTCATAGTTACAAGATGTGCCTCATCGTGCAGTTTTAACTTTGCTTGTACTTCGTCAATTTTGGTGTTGCTGTCGCACGCAGTTTCTTGGACATCTTTGATTTTCCCTTTAACATCGTCCAATTCTGAAATGATTTGGTCTGTTAGTTCCTTTGATTTCTTCGGCATTTTATACCCAAGCCAAGCAACGACGATTGGCGTGGCAACTGGTAGCACGTTCATGAAGAAATGCTCTGTTGATTGTAAGACGTCCATAGGCACCTCTATCCTTTAGGTTCGTACTTCCATGCTGCACCTGTTCCGTCAAGCTCAAGGCGTCCGTTACGGGCAAAGTCGCTTACAGGCTCACCGTTGTATGTAAATTCCTTATTCAACTGAACCAAAATACGTTTGCCTTCTCCGTCTACCTCAACATGAGCAGGGTCTTCAATGGTAATCAAGTCATGTGCCATGTAATGCTTACCAATTTCAGCAAGTGGAATCAACTCAACCAATTCCTTGTAGTTGGTTCCATAAGCGATTGTCTTACCTGCTACAGCATTTAAAACGACCGCATGGATGATTTTTCCATAGCGGTCTGTTTCTTCTTGATTATGCTTAACTGCTTCATCTGTCGCAGTCTGTTTTGCTTCAGTTTGAGCCAGTTTTTGTTCAGCTTCTTGCAATTTCGCTTGTGCTTGCACGATGGCATTTGTTGGATCAAGTTCAGTTCGGATATGGTCCAGTACCGCTTGAATCAAGGTTGCTTCATTATCCTGCGTATGATCACCGTGCAATTCTACTTGCTCGTAAGAATAGCGTCCGTTGTTCTCCATCTTGATTGCGACAACTGTTACATTTTCTGCGCCTTTCAAATAAGGCTTGATTGCTACTTCGTAATTCATTAGTTAGTTCCTTTCATTTTAGCTTGTGTTTCTTCAAATAACTCTTTTAGAGCTGGGTCATGTTCTAGAACCTCTTTCATTGTGTGCAATTCGCTTGCTGCATACAAATAAAGAGCCTCATTCTTAGCTGATTCTTGCTCACTGACTGCTAGTTTTTTAGTCAACGAATCAAGTGTTAACTGATTTACTACTGCGTCCATGTTGTTATTCATGCTATTGTTTTCTCCATTTTTTCTATTTTTTGATTTAACTCTTGAATGGCTTTGATTAAGTAAGGTACGAGTTCAAATGTGCGATACGAGTAGGCACCGTCTGGGTTTTCAAAAAATGCTTCAGGGGCATATTTCTGAACATCTTGAGCCATGATACCGCAAGCGATATCCTCAATTTTGCCATCGTACTCTTTACGATAGCTGTATGTTTTTAAATTATTGATAGCATCTAGACCAGATACTTGACTATCTTGAATATTGGATTTATAACGACGGTCCGAGATTTCTTTATTCATCTGAATCCAATCTCTACCACTGTTACCTTGTCTATCCAAATATAGCCACTCACCGCCTTGTGAATAATCTTTCCATAATTTATTGTATATAGGTGAGTAAAGCCACTCACCGCCACTATAAGTAATACGACCAGACACATTCAAACTACCATTTATCACTGCTCCATTTGAAAACGACGGTTGACTATAAAAATTCACTGTTGATCTATTCGAAAAGTCGACCTTCCCGTGGAAATCCGCTCCGTTTCGGCAATACATATTTCCTGATGTTGTTACATACCAGGCATTAGGACCAGGAGAGTCCCAACTGTAACCCCAGTTCGCCCAAAATGCAGTATTTTCGCCATTATAACTGCCACCTTCGCCGTTTCCCATACCAACTGAGAATTGGTTGATACCAGAAATCCAGCGACCTCTTCCTTGATCAAAACGCCCAATAGTGAATCCACCAATCCTTCCTTGATAGGCTTCCAGGAATGTTGATCTAGAAACGACTGACTCGACTTTGGTCGCAAAAATTTGTTTAGAAGTTAGTTGTTCAATAAAAGCTTCATTTGTAATCATTTTCCTAATAAACGCATTATCAAATTTCACTTTATCGGCCGTGACCGCTTCAGCGTCTAATATCGCAGTCGTGACCGAACCAGATTCAAAATTGGCTGTCTTCAGCTTGTCAATCATAGCTGACTTGATAACTGCGTTATCAATCAGAGTTTCGCCAGTGATGTGAGTCAGTTTACCAGTAATACGGTTGTGACCTGTAGCACCAAGGTTGATTCCAGAGATGATATCTCCAGCACTGTTGATGTTCTGAACAGACCATGAACCAGCTAGCTGTCTTTGAACGGTTTTCAGGTTCTCGTTTTTGGAAACTTCAACCTGGAACAGCTGATTGGTCATAGCCATACGAGCAACCTTATCCGCAATTCCATTTTCAGTATTGCCCAAAATCCGCTCGTAAAGCTGACTGGTTTCCTTCACACGTTGGAAGTCAGTAGTCTCTACTTTTCGCGCTAGTTGATTGCTCACATTCGCAAATTGACTATCAGCATTTGCTTTGTTTGCAGAAACCTGATCAGATATTCTACCCATTTGTTGTTCAGCATTATCCTTGTTTGTAGCGACCTGAGTCTTTAAATTTGAAATCTGAGTAGTGGTTCCTTGCTCACTGCTTGTAAGTCTATTTGATAGACCACTGATTTGACCGCCCACATCTTGCTTATAAGTAGTTATCTGACTTGAAATATCTGTGAACTTACCATCTACAGATTGACGATAGCTTGCGATTTGACTAGCGATTTCTTTATTAGCACCAGTTTTAACAGCTTCAATCCTCTGATTGATACCCTTCACATCTTCTTGATAAGTCGCTTTGCCTACATAGTCCTTCGCAACTAGCTCACGGACTGCTGTCGCTTGTTTAGCACTCTCTTCGCGAGTGTAACGCTGTAGAGCTTCCTGTCGCTGACCATCTTTATTGACATATTCCTGAATAGCTGATAAATCAGTTCGCAACCCCTGAGCTGTCCGCTCAAAGATAGCCTTAGCTTCAGTGATGAGACCATCAGTGTCTTCGATTGCTGGGCTCCAGTCAGTAGCTAGAGTGCCTTTTTCAAGTTTAATCCTACGCACAGAATAGTTATTGTTTCCAGCGTAATCGTATAAGGCCATCTCGCCTCTTGCATAACGAGGATCGTCGTTTGGAAAAACCACTGGACCTGTGAATGTGAACCGTTGCCACTCTTTGCTTGGAATGATGTCTGCACTAGCTTTCAGACCAAACCTGTTACTTTGATAATGATAAAAATGCAAAGGACGAATCTCGCCCCCTTCATTGATTTTTAAATCAAACGAGAGAATCCATGTTTCACCTACATTTTCTTGTGAAAGATATGGATGTAGAGGAAACGAGAAGAAACGCGTACTTGTTCGAACCTTCTCAGAATCTCGATAATAGTTTCTACCACCGACTCGCAAATTTGAAAATTCTTCTCGCAATTTCCCAGCTTCAGCCACAACCAAAGTCTTATCTGCCTTGTCCTTGGTTGCGTTCAGGATTTCCTGACGGATAGAACCAGCCCGCACCTCAAATTCAGCCTGACTCAATTTCTGATCCAGCTTGTTCTGCATGTTTGTCTCAAGACTCTTCACAGACTGCCTAATATTCTCAGCAGTCACGTTGAGTTCGCTGATATCCGCTTTAGTTCTAAGGCCTTCAGTCAGACTTCTCACACCAGCTTCAAGCGCATCAGCGCGCTGTCTGAAGTTGGATTCAACTGTTGAAAGCTGACCTTCTATATCTTCGATCGCCGGGCTCCAGTCTGTCGCTAGAGTACCTTTTTCAAGTTTAATCCTACGCACCGAATAGCTATTGTTTCCAACGTAGTCATACAAGGCCATTTCTCCCCTCGAATAACGAGGGTCATCGTTTGGGAAGATAACTGGACCTGTGAATGTGAACCGTTGCCATTCTTTGCTTGGAGTGATGTCAGCACTAGCTTTCAGACCGAAGCGGTTATTTTGATAGTGATAAAAATGTAGAGGACGAATTTCACCACCTTCATTGATTTTTATATCAAACGATAAAGTCCATGTTTCACCGACATTTTCTTGGGTAAAGTATGGATGTAGAGGGAACGAGAAGAAACGTGTACTTGTTCGAACCTTCTCAGAGTCTCGATAATAGTTTCGTCCACCGACTTTAACACTCGCTATCTTACTGGCCAACTCCTCGGCTGTCTGCGTGAGCTCTGACTTGCTGGCTTTACCATTGGCCAAGTTGGTCAGCTCTGACAGTCTGCGAGTCGTCGTTTCTTCATACGTCGCTTGCGCTGACTTTATACCAGACAGTTCATTTTTTGTCTGGATCAGTGCTTCAACTTGCTTGGCAATCTCAGCTTCAGCCTGCGCCTGTTTCGGTCGAATATCATTAGCGATAGTTCGTTTCAGAGCGTCCAAATCGCCCGATAGGGCTGTCTGAGCGCTCGTAGTCTGCGTCTTGAATGCTTCAAGCTTGGCAATTGAATCCAACCCAATCCGTTTAGCTTCCTGAGCAAGCAAGCTACTTGCGCCAGCATTTTTCAATGCTTCTTCAGCCTTACGTTTGGCTTCTTTCAGTGGACCATTGTCAAAGCTGTCGAAGCGCTGACTGATAGCGTCAGACAGTTCTTGCTTGACTTCTTCCGCCTTGGCCTTGGCAAGTTCAATACCGTCCGTAATGTCTTTCTCACGCTTAGCAAACTCAGCGTCAAAAGCACGGTCAGCGTTGGCGATTTCCTTTTTCAAACGTTTATCAAAAATCTGATGCAGATTTCGACTTTCATTCAAAACGGCATCATTTACAATCCCACCGATTGCATTCGCAAGACTGGACTGGAATGTCCCAAAACCTATTGATTTTAGGCGTTTTGCCATTGGCGAATAAGTATATTTCGTAATCTTCTTACGAACATCAAGACCATACCACTCATGGTAGATACTGACCACATCGAACATCCGAACCGCTACATCGCTTTGGCCGACAACTGATATTTCAAGGTTATCTTCCAGCATGTCACACATACTTGTCCGAAAATACTGCTTACCGTATTCAATCAAGCTAGCTTGGTCTTTGACGTTCTGGTCATTGACCTCAACAACAGCTTCATAGATTTGGCTATATTTCCCGAGTAAGGGGCTATCAATCACTACCACATAATCAACGTCAGGAGCCTTTTCTCCCTCGCCTTTAACGGTTGTTTTAAAGGTTATCCGAGTTTTCAAAGATTTCGTTGAGGTCTTATGCTGGTAGCTAGATAGATTTTTCTTGTACATAAAAAGCGATTCATTCTCTGAACCACCATTTTTTAACAAGCGTAAGTTATAGCCATTTCGCACCATATCTCCGCCCCATTGACCAAGGATAGAGTGCTTGTCTTTGGCCAAGACCTCCATAGCATTCTTGTCCTTGATGTTGAGCGTATGCCTGTCGTCAATATCTGAAAAAAAAGAAAAGGGATTGGTTCTGGTAATACTACCAGCCAATGCGCTCAATACCCTCGTCCCACTGACACGATCCACATCGATAGAGCTGACGATGTAGTTATTTAACAGACTGATAACCTGATTGGCATAGACTTGAATATAGCCTTGTTGCTTTTCAACCTCAAAAATATAAAAATCCTGCTCGCCATGCAGGTCATCAGCTGTCAAAAAGGTTTCCTCTTTCAGCAATTCCCACTTGGGATCCGATGTAGGAAAACGAAAGGTCAGTTGATAGGTATTGTTTCGTTCCTGAACGATTTCGTCATTGTAGGCCTCATTTAAAGGCGTATTGCCTTCAGTAAGATAAATCATAAGATATACCTCCAATTCGGTCGAACCGTGACCTTACGAACCGCACCAGTAAAGACCAGACCGTTATTACCAACTGCCAACTCAAAGAAGCCTCCACGCTTCCGTAAAGTATTTTGAACCGCTCCATCTGCATTGTAGATATTCTGTTTTTTATGTCTACAATCGATGGTCGCTTTTCGTCTAATGGTCAAGTGCATGGTTGTCCGCCCAATCGTCAATGAGATATCACCATCCCCTTCAATCTCAATCACAGGCTCACTATAGACAGAGCCTGGATTGTTGACATTACCGCTTGCGGTAAAGATAAGAGGAGCAACATTTTTCTGATAGCGGAAAGGTTGCATACTCAGCTTGATTTCTAATTTCCAGCCGTGCATACCTTGAGGTTTGTATTTTGCGCTTACAAAATCAGCATAAAATAAAGAGCCTAGCTGGTAGCTAAACTCTAGCGTATTATCATTTGGTTGGAATCTCTCAACGATTTTAGACGGGTCTACCGTCCTTGGAAGGTAAAATGCAAATGTTCGTTCATAACTCTCATAAGCACCGTCCAAGACACGGTAATTCCCGTTAACCCCAAATAGAGTAGCTGTTTCTGAAACTTTAGGTTTAGCAGCCTCTACCTCACCAAAGTCGGTCACAACACATTTAGGAATGGTTGAAGTATTGAAACCATTGATAATCAT